CTGAAGCCGGAGGATATGAAAAGGGCGTTTAATGAGGATGCCGTACTAAAATTAGCTGGACAGGCACTTGGCATGTCACCTGACCGCCTCCGCGAGCTGGCGTATGCGGAGAAAGATGGGCGGCTTGTGGTACTGCCACGTTTGCACGGTAAAAAAGTTGAGGTGTTTTCGATACGCGAAGCCGCCGAGGCCGCGCTGGATGCGATGGGGGGCGAAAACAATGCTTGAAGTATGCCCGGTGTCGCTTAAAGAGGCAAACGCTTTTGTGGAGCAGCATCATAGGCATCATAAGCCGGTTGTCGGCCATAAGTTCTCCATCGCCTGCACAGACGGAGAGAAAATAGTCGGCGTTGCCATTGTTGGCCGTCCGGTGTCGAGGTACCTTGACGATGGGTGGACGCTGGAGGTAAACCGTCTTTGTACGGACGGTACACGCAATGCCTGTTCCATGCTTTACGCGGCGGCGTGGAGGGCTGCGCGTGCTATGGGATACCATAAACTGATTACCTACATACTCGATAACGAACCGGGCACAAGCCTGCGTGCTGCGGGTTGGCACTGTGTCGGACAGGCTGGCGGGCTGCGTTGGACAGGCAAAAGACGCCCGGAAGTGGATTTGTGCCCGGCGCAGATGAAACTGCGGTGGGAAATTGGAGACGAGGCCGCGCTGGAGGAAAGGGAGGCTATACAGAATGTTTTGGATAAACAAGACAAGGGCTGAAAAAGCAGCAATGATTATTGCAGGATATTGCGATAAGCAACTAACTTGCGATAAGTGTAGGTTTGCAGATGAAAACGGTGATTGTACGTTGCAAGCAAAAATTCCATCGGATTGGGAAATGCCGAAGGAGGGCGTACAGCATGAGTGAATTTGAACGGCAGATTTATGCAGACCTGAAATCCACAGACCGTGTCTCGCTCTGGGTGGCTAAGTGCATGGAGCTTGCAGAATTTTCATGCATCTTAACGGATGAAGATATTGATGGAATTGCTATGGTATACAAAACGATGCGAAAGAAGGATGACCCATGCAAATCTTGATAAATCTGGCAGTTTTGGCCGTCGCACTGGCGATTGTGGCCACGCTGGCCTGCATTGCCGCGGGGAGGGATGGGCGATGATAAGCGAGGTCGATAAAAACGAAATGTGCCGAATGCGCAGGCTCGGCTTTACGCTGGACTATATCGCCAAGGCGACAGGATATTCAGCTTCCAGCGTTGCAAACGTGACCGCATGCGTGGAACGGCCACTGGCAAGCAGCGGGAAGGATAAGCAGATCGAAGCAATGATACATAAGCTTGTGCGGTATCGGCCACCGGGCGCTGGCGTACAGCGCGAAAAGCGTCCGTGCGAACACTGTCAATGGCGAATGAACAAGGAGGACCCTGTTGTCTGCGGAATTTGTTATCGGGAGGTGTTCGGGTGACATTCAAGGAGTACAAAAAGCTGTGGGCTCTCCCTGCTGACATAAAAGCCCGGGAAAGCCGGATTGAAAAACTGCTCCGGCGGAAAGATACCATTGCGCAGGACGCAGTGCATGGCAGTGCGGAAAATTTCCCCTACACAAAGCATACGGTCATTATCCGCGGGGTGGAAACCGATGCCGACGTTTTGGCCATGCAGGAAAGACTGAAAAAGCTCAATGACGAATACGACCGGCTGTACGGCAGGGCACTGATCGAGATAGAGGATATCACAGACCCCGAGGTGCGTGTGGCAATCAGCCGCAGGAGCTTTGACGGCTGGAGCTGGGCGGAGGTTGCGCAGGAGCTTAGCCCGTCTCGAGATGCGGAAACCGTGAGGATGGTCGTAAACCGATATTTCAAAGAAAATAATTCTTCTCGGTAGTTTGTAGCGGAATGTTCGTTTTTGATGCGTTATACTTAGAATTGAGAAAGTGCATCGGGAAACCGGTGCGCTTTTTCCTTATGCTCGGTAATGTAGGGCACAATTTCGTCGATTTGGAGATTGACTAGACGTGTTACCGTACAGTCTTGGGGAGAATCGTCCAATTAACGCAATGAATTGCGAAACCATTTGTCTTGTGGCAAAGGTATTTGTTTGCCACTAAGATTTGAGTGATTTGCAACGCTTATGTTGATTATATTTTCTTTTTGGATGGGATAAAGGACTTCTTGCTCTTGCTCGTACCGCAAGAGATTTTCAATCGGCATATGCGATGGGATACCGTTTAACAAACTATTCTTCAAAAAGAAATGAAGTAGTCCGAACACATCAATGGCATCAGTAGCGTGACCTTCTAAAAGAATAACGTCTCCAGGTAGGTTTGACACCTGTTGAAGCCCTTCTAAGCTCTTAGACCAAGACTGATAAAAAGGCAAGGGGCAAACATGGGAGACCCTTCGTTTGTGGTATTGTTGGATTCGGAATATGAGACCTGTGTACAACACCTCAGAAAGAAATTCCTCCTGTGTTTCAGTGATTTGCTCAAAGGCTCTTATTTGCTGAACTTGTTTTATAATAGGCATACAAATTTTGTTGCTATAATTTTTTAACGAGGATTTTGTCTGATATTCACCTGGTGTTTGGCTACAAAGCCAAGAGTATATCGTTTTATATATCTCGTGTGCGGTAACTTCATTAAAAAACATGCATCTCACCTCATTGTCATTATATCATACATTTGTAGAAAAGAGGGTGGTCCAATGACCGCAAAGCAAGAACACTTCTGCGCTGAATACGCTGTCGACTACAACGGTACGCAAGCTGCTATCCGGGCTGGGTATAGCGAGAAAAACGCGGCAAATCAGGCTAGTCGGATGCTGAGAAATGCCGAGGTTCTTGCGCGCGTACGAGAGCTGCAGCGCGAACAGGTGGAACGATTGGCGGTATCGACAGACTTTGTTGTGCTGAGGCTACTGGATACGCTTGAAAGATGTTCGAAGCCTGTGCCTGTACTTGATATGACCGGCGAGTCTATAGGGGAATACACATTCGACAGCAAGGGCGCGCTGCGTGCTCTTGAGCTGTTGGGCAAGCATTTGGGCATGTTCGAGGACCGGCTGAAAGTGGCCGCGAAGGTGGACACAGGCAAACTGGACGGCATTCTCGCGCAGCTGAGAGGCGGGCCGCCGGATGGCTGACCTGATCCTCTCGGAGAAGTATAAGGCATTCCTGCGCTGCACGGCGCCGGTGGAGTTTCTGGAAGGCACGACGGCCGCAGGCAAAACGACCGTGGGGCTGTTCAAATTTATTCTCCGGTGTGCGGAGAGCGAGAAGCGCATCCATGTTTTGAGCGGCCTGGATCAGGGGACCATCGAAAAGAACATTATCACAAAGGAACTTGGCATCCTGGATGACTTCGGCGGATTGGTGGAGTATTGGCCCAGCGGACGCGGCGACGACCGTATGGCGCATTTGATACTCCATACCACGGACGAGGACAAGAAGATTTATGTGCTTGGCTACGCGGACAAGGCGCGCTGGAAAAAGGCGTTGGGCGGACAGTACGGATGTTTGTATATTGACGAAATAAACATTGCGGACATGGATTTTGTGCGGGAGGCGTCCATGCGCTGCGACTATCTGCTGGCTACATTGAACCCGGACGACCCGGGCCTGCCCGTGTACGAGGAATACATCAACCACAGCCGGCCTATGCCGGAATGGGAGAACGACACGCCGCGTGAAATATTGGAGCTTTTGAACCGTGAACCCAAGCAGGGATGGGTGCACTGGTTCTTTTCTTTTGAGCACAATGCCGGGCTTTCCACAGATAAAGTCGAGAAGATCATCAGCATGGTCCCTCCCGGCACAAAGCTGTATAAAAACAAGATTCTTGGCCTGCGCGGGCGGGCCACAGGGCTGGTGTTCAACTTAGAGGACAAAAGCCTTATCACGGTGCAGCAGGCGCGGCAATTTAAGTATCTGCTGTTTACAGCGGGGCTTGATACGGCTTACAGCCAGAACTCGGCGGACACGTTTGCGTTTACCTTCTGGGGTGTTACCACATGCCGTCGCCTGGTGGGGCTGGACGTGCGCGTGTACAACAACCGCGACTTGTCCCGCCCGCTGACGCCAAGCGACATCCCGCCGCTGTTTGAACAATTCCTGGAGGCGAACCGGAGCCGGTGGGGATTTGCGCGCGACGCTTTTGTGGACAGCGCCGACCAGGCCACTCTGCTGGAGTGCCGGAAGTACAAGCAGCTGCATGGCAGTGTGTACAATTATCTGGACGCCTGGAAGAAGACGAAGATTATCGACCGCATCAACCTGCAGGCCGGGTGGATGGCGCAGGGATATTATCTGCTGGTGCGCGAAGCGTGCCGGCCGCTTATTGATGAGCTCAACGTGTACAGCTGGAAAGAGGACAAATACGAGCCGGAAGACGGGAACGACCATTGCATCAACAGCGGACAGTATGCGTGGCTCCCGTTCAAGGACCGGATAGGAGGAACAGCGTGAAGATTGGAGAGAGGGTGCGCGACATGATACGGCATTGGCTGCAGATCCAGCCGGCAACAGGCCAGAACATCACGATAAGGGAGACCGCGAGCTTTGACGTGAACTGTATGCGAAACCGTGTGTGGTATCGTGGGGACGCGAGCGAAATCGAGCAGCTGTTCAAGGCCTTGGGGCAGGACGCGGTTGGATGTGCCCGGTTTTGGGCCGCTGCGCCGGCCACGAGCGACGTTCGCAAGGCGCACAGCGGCATCCCGGCCATATTGGTGGACACGCTGGCATACTTAGTCAAAAGCGACCTCAATGATGTGGACTTTGAAAGTCCGGACGGCGCCGGTGTATGGCCGGACATCGCGAGGGATTGCGGCTGGGAAGAAATTATAGGCGACGCAGTATCCGGCGTGCTGGCCATTGGTGACGGGGCTTTTAAGATTAGCATAGATCCGCATGTGAGCGAGTATCCGCTGCTTGAGTTCTGGACGGGAGACCGTGTAGACTTTATCCGGAGGCACGGCCGTATAACGGGTGTGGTATTCAAGAGCCTGTATCACGAGGGCGGGGCAGAATATGAGCTGCGGGAGATTTACGAGCCCGGAAGCATCCGCTATGAACTTTGGGAGGGCGAGAAGGTTGTGCCGTTGGGGCGTGTGCCGGAGCTTTCCGCCTACAAGCCGGTGCATTATGACGCCGCTTTTCCTTTGGCCGTACCCTTGTGTGTGTTCAAAAGCCAGCGGTACCCGGGGCGCGGGCGCAGCGTGTTTGACGGCAAGACCGACGCCTTTGACGCGCATGACGAAGTAATAAGCCAGTGGATCGACGCGGTGAGGCATGGGCGCGTGAAGAATTATATCCCCGAGGACATGATCCCCCGCGACCCGGAAACCGGGAAGCTGCGCAGCGTGGACAGCTTCGGCACAAACTTTATACAGGTGCAAAGTTCAAACAAGGAAAACGCCACGGCACAGATCGACACCGTGCAACCCGAGATCCGTTATGATGCGTTTGTGGAAAGCTATGCCGCCACGCTGAATATGTGTCTGCAAGGGATTGTGAGCCCGGCCACGCTTGGAATTGACGTCGGAAAAATGAGCAGCGCCGAGGCGCAGCGCGAAAAGAAAGATATTACAGGCATGACACGAAATGCCATTACGGATGCGCTGGAAAAGGTGCTTCCGCAGGTGGTGTGCTCCATGCTGATGACGTATGACCTGATGCACTCAAACCAGGCGGGTGCATATGAGCCGAAGGTGACCTTCGGCGAATACGGCGCACCGGACTTTGACAGCCGTGTGCAGACCATTGCCAGTGCGGCCACTGCCAGCGTGATGAGCGTGGAGGCGCAGGTGGACGAGCTTTGGGGGGCGAGCAAGGACGACGATTGGAAGCGAGCGGAGGTGCAGCGCATCCTGACCGAACGCGGCATCGAGGATACACCTGAACCCGGTATCGTGGAAAGCCTGCCGGCCGGGCAGGATACGGATATTCCGGGCAATGACGCCGTATGACGGCCCGGGAGATCGCCGCACTGTTTGAGGACCTGGAGCTTCGGCTGATTGCATCTCTCAAACGCAACCTTGCGCGGCATAAAGCCGAGGAAAAGGACGAGGGTTTCGACTGGCCCGCATGGCAGGCCGAGAAGCTGCACAGCCTGCAGCGCTTCCGGCGTGAAAACAAGTCGATCATGGCTGAATATTCCGACCAGATCGATGCGGAGACACGCGCGTTGATGCGCCGGCAGTTTGCGGAGGCGGACGGCAGCGCCGGTGCTTTTTTCGGCGTCAATGCCCGCAAGCTGGATGCGCTGATCGATGGGATCGCGCACAGCGAGGCCAGGGTGGAGCGCGCGGCGCTGCGGTATATGGACGATGTGTACCGCAAAACAATTCTTCGTGCAGCTGCGGCGCTGGATGCGGGCGGCATGACGGTGCAGCAGGCCACGGACCTTGCAACAAAGGATTTTCTGGCGCAGGGCATCAACTGCGTGCGGTACAAGAACGGCCGGATGGTGAACATTGCGTCCTATGCTGAAATGGCGCTGCGGACGAACAGCACCCGGGCCATGCTGTTGGGCGAGGCGCAGCTGCGCGAACGCATGAACATCGACACGGTGCTGGTGAGCCAGTACGGCGGATGCAGTGAGACATGCCTGCCCTGGCAGGGGCTCGTATACATCGACGACGTGTGGCAGCCATACCGTGGCGGCGGCGGGAACTTCGGCGGCACATATGGGTACAGCCGAAACGGCCGCAGCTATCCGCTGCTGAGCGTGGCGGTGCGGGCTGGGCTGTTCCACCCCAACTGCCGCCACCATTTGACAACATGGGTAGAGGGCGTGAGCGTGAGGCCCGAACCAATGGACAGGGCCGCGGTGGAACGCACGGCGAGGCTGGAGGCAAGGCAGCGGGAGCTGGAGCGCCGGGTGCGCAAATACAAGCGGCTGGCAGAAGGCACGCTGGAGCCGGAAAAGGCGGCCGGATACCGCCGGGCCGTGCGGGCCGCGCAGAAGGATGTGCGCGAGTTCGTGGACGAACACGGGGACGTTCTGCGGCGGGATTACTGGAGAGAGCGGTATGATGGGACAGGTTCATTTACTTCTGCTTCAAAAAATGGTATAATAAATTCGCGGGGTGATGGTGTGGACATAGAAATTGATAAGTTTACGCCATGCCTTGAGGATGCGCGGACAGGTGAAATTCTGGAAACTGCTTATTCGTTGGCATCTGCCGATGATTTAGCGGGGCTGAAAGGCTGGAAATTCGACTGGACAGCGTCGGATTTGAATGGGTGCGAAATTTACAAATTAACGCTGGCTGGAGACGAGGAAATTCAGGGCTTGATTGCAATCAGCGACATGCCACACGATAGCGCGGTTTACGTCAATCTCGCGGAAAGCTCGCCGCAGAATCTTGGGCATAATAAAAAATATGCCGGTGTTGGCGGTCATCTATTCGCGATTGCAGCGAGGCGGTCGTACGATTTGGGGCATTCTTGCTTTTTCTTTCTCGACGCCAAAAATATTGAATTAGTTCACCATTATGAAAATCTTCTGAACGCCCGTTTGCTTGGACGCCCGCATCAATACCGTATGTATGTGGACGAGGAGAGCGCTTTTAAATTAATCGAAAAATATTCGCTGGAGGAGGTTTGAACGGCATGACTGAGCAGGAACGCAAGGATTGGGATGCTTTAGAGGAAGCTGCTGAGAAAGCAGGTGGATATGTGGATCCACATCCCAGTGACATTCACTATGATTTGAGAGCTATTGCGAAGTTCTGTAAGGAAAAAGGCATTGAGCCTCTGGATATGACACTTCGTGAGCTTAACCAATTCATTATCAAGAGCTAAGGCCGCTCCCTCATAGGGAAGCACTGAGACTAAACCACCACCTCACGGGCGGTGGTTTTTTCATGCCAAAATTTAATAGCACAAGGCCCACGCTTCGGCGGCGGGCCTTTTGTTATGCCCAAAACGCGGTGACGGCATAAAAAGCACCCGGCGGAAATAAGCCGACAGGCTATAAACGGAGGGAAAAAGCCATGAACAAGGACGATGAAAACAAGGCTGTCCAGCAGCCTGCGGCTGCCGAGGAGAGCA